TAGTAAGAATCCTCAAAGCCTGTTTTGCCTTTTCATTACTATAACCATAGTAACGTTTAACATAATCAAGATCTTTGATTGTATCTTTACGGAGCCAAGGAGAGAATCTCTTCTTAGTCCTCACAATATTTATAAAAAAGTCATATTGCATCTTTTTTGGAAGAAAATGATACTTATTCATTTCATTTGCATACATTAAACAATCAATATGCCCAGAGAAGCAACGATTGACAATATAAGGTGCATAATCCTTTTCCAAGGAAGGATCTTCATCAATCAGATTTTTTTTTGTTTGATTGATTGAATTTAACCAGTCCTTCAATTCATAAGTCATCTAATAATCTCCAAATCATTACCATGTTTCCACAATTCAAGTTCAGTCCTAAGGCGCCCCTCAGACTTCAATTTCTCATATCTTTTAGACGCTTTCTTCTTCCACCATTCAATAACTTGCCCAGGTTCATATCCAAATTTAGAAAGATAATATCTCTTCTTTTCGGTCAGAGTCTTTGCATGTTCGATGCAAGAATTAAATTCATCCAACTTAGAATGACCTTTTAAAGAATTTCGAATGATAGAAATCATCTTGGTTTGAATCTTCAATTTCTTCGAAGACTTATCTGCAGAGATAAGTCTTTCTCCACCATTTGCAGTGTTATTGAACCACCAGAACATTTCCTTGAAGTAATCATCATGGAAAAGTGGGAGAAAATTACTCTCAGTATCTCCTATGTGTCGAATATAAGGTTTAAGACCATCATACATGGATACTCCTTTCGTTGTACCGTATAGTGAAGTTGTTTCAAAGTATTGAAGATCAATTCCATATTTTCGATCAAATTGTCGTTTGAGTTCATTAGAAGATGCTAAGAGGGCAAGAAGCTTACCACCAAGATAATTGTATCCAAATGGTTGTACGGGGACAATATTGAATCCCATTACAAACTCACTATTAATTCGAGAAAGTGAAAGAACTTCACCAAAATAATCATTTCTTGGTTTTGAATTAATAGTCGGAGATCCGAAACGGACTACTCCAATGATTTTATTTGTCGTATCCTCAGTCACAATCCACTTTAAAGTTCTACCAGGAATTGCTTCCTCAATAGGATTTGAAGCAGTATCCGTTAAAATCTCAGAGTAAAGATCTTGATTATACTTAGATGTTGTTTTGGGATTAGTATCTACCTCATGAATTGAAAATGACATTTCATTTGGATGGAGATTGAAGTTAGAAAAAATCTCATCTTCTGGTCCAAATAATTTTCCAGAAGCATTGGATGTTCTACTCCTCTTAACATACCGAAGATAATCATCGATACGATTAAACTTAGAGTAATACTCTATAAACTGATCTGCTGCCCAAATTGCATCTTCAATGGATAACATATCAATTTACCAAAAACTTCTTTTCATATTCAAGATAAACATCTGGAGTGGGCAAATAATTATCAGCGGGTTTTAAATCTCTTTTCCACCACCCTCTACCTTGTTGAACTTCAAGCAATTCTATACCCGCTTCTTTGTATATTTTATCGGTAGGTACTTTAATAAGTATTTCACCATTTTTATTTTTTGTAAAACTTTTCAACTTTTCATTTTCTTTAGAAGTAATAAGAATGGTAGTTGAAGCAAGAATAACATATTCCAAAAATATATTAAAATCAGTTAAAAACACATCAGGATTATCCATAAACATTTGCATTATAAACTGAGGTCTATATGCATGATCTTTTGTAAAAATAAATTTTGGATTTTTTAGTTTTTCTTCAATTGCCGATTTACTTACCAAACCAGAGGGGGTGGACAATGTATGAATTCTATCATAATTTCCATGAGTAACTCCCCTAACTATATGTTTATTATTTCTTTTTCTATTCCAAAGTTCTATTTGAGCTCTCAAATCTGTGTATACAACTTCTGCATAATCTACAATTCTTTCTTGTTGTTTTTTAGTTAGTTTCTGAAAATTTTGATTCATAATAATTAGGTTGGTTATACTTTAGGTATTCAAAAAAGGTCAATTTCATTTCTTTGTGAGTCATTCCACAATGCTTTGCTGCCTGTGGAAGATTCATTTTGGAGTAAAAGAGTGCTTCATTTGCCTCCTTTACATTTGCGGGAGTAGTTTTTACTGGTTCATCTCTCAGATTCTTATAACTCATTAAAATTCACACTCCACCGTCACGTAGACCAGTTTTAGGATTTATTTTAAATTTAATAGATTCTTTCTTTTGGTTTTTTATTTTTTTAGTATATCTAGAATCTCGTTCAAGTTTAGTAAATTTTGGTTCAATATCAACTTCTTCAAATCCAATATATTTAAATAATTTTGATCCAGCGGAATTTATTTTATCCATACAATAATCCGGAAGTGGGGCATCAAAAGTATACCATATACCAGTATTACCATGCCTAAAAAATCCAACATCTTTTGGCAAATTTGGTATAATTTCAGTTTTAAAATAATAATGTTCAGGACCACCTATCCATTTTGAATTTGCAGTTTCATCTAATCCATTTTCAAAAATTTCATAATAAAATTTAATTTTTTTCATTGGAACTCGCACTCACACATTATTTCAGTCAATGCTGCTAGAAGATTAATCTCCTGGTCAGCAACGAAACCAATTTGATATTGGTACTTAGCAATAATCAGAACGGCAGCAGGGATAGTTTGGGGTGAAAGACAAGTATAACAGGCGTCATAAATCCTGCGAAGAATGACAGAAGAATCATTGTCCAAGTTGGCAACCACCCACTTTCTGACTTCGGGAAATTTCTTATCTTTGAGATGAGTGATGAGATCATTTACGGCAACATCAGAAAAAGATGCAAGAATACCAGAGTCAATCTCACCACCAACGGAGTACCTCTGACATTCGTTGAGAACTCTCCTCCAATCGGGGAAGTGCTTATTGATTAGTTCGGCAAGGACTTTAGGATTGTATCGTACACCTTCCGCATCCAAGATGTTTTGTAGACGCTTGAAGAAGAATCCTGCCAACTGAGTTTTTTCCTTTCCCCTGATTCCAAACTCGACGACAGCACATCGGGAGTGAAGTGGTTCGATGATTTTGTTCTTGTAGTTGCAGGTGAAGATGAATCGGCAATTGCCAGCAAACTCCTCAATAAACGCCCTAAGGAGGAGTTGTACGTCGTTCCCTGTGTTATCTGCTTCGTCAATGATGACGACTTTGTGTTTAGCATCTGACGAAAGTGAGACGGTCGAAGCGAAGTTCTTCGCATTGTTTCGGACAGTATCGAGGAATCTACCTTCGTCGGATCCGTTAATGACATAAAAATCTACTCCCAGTTCATTACATAGTGCTTTTGCTACTGTGGTCTTACCAACTCCTGGGGGACCGGCAAGTAGCATATTTGGAATTTCACCTTTATTTAGAAAATCACTAAAGGTTTTTTTAATATTCTCAGGGAGAATACAATCTTCAATAGTCTTTGGACGATATTTCTCCGTCCAGATAAAATCACTCATAATCAAATCCAATCAGGTTTACGAGAAGGCATACGAAGATAGTTCTCCGCAACCCAAGGTTTGGAAGCAATATACATTTTGTATGCAGTGAATGTATCAATGCTTTCATCAAGTTTGTATTCATCGGGCATTGCCCTTGTGAATTCTACCACATTTTTGTGGATAGAGATTTCTTTTCCACTTTTAGTAGCAAAGATATTCTCCGCCACTTCAAGACCTTTCATACAAGCGTGGTCTTTTTCATAACGATGCCGATACTCATTACAAAGAGCAAATCCGTGCCGAATCAACCAAGCAAGGTTCTCATGGGATTTTGCTGCCCATTGAGTGCAGGGATGATTACGGAAGGCACCCTTCTCCGTACTATAGGAGAGACCGTCTTTCTTGGGAATATATCCCCAATCATAGTACCACTTAGAGAAGATGACAGAGACCATTTGACAGGTCTCCAAGGGCATTTTCACTACGTGTTTGTCGGGAAGTGCCACAGCAGAAAGAACGGGACACTGATCATTCACGAAGATATTCATAATTAAAAGCAGAACTTTTTCAAATAATAAAGAACTTTTTTTGGTTTATCCTCCAACCAAAATGCTTCTCTTTCAACCTTATAAGAATTTAAATTTGTTATAGAAGTAGCCTTTTTTAAATCAGATTCTTTATTTGGTGGAAGATTTATTGAAGATAATCCTAAAGGAACTAATTTATTATTCTTACAAGATTGTGCAACATGGGCGGATTCATGATAAAGAGTTTCATTTATATAATGAGATGCATTACCATTGAATTTAATTCTATTTGTACAAAAAGTCATTGTTTTGCTTTTAGAATCAAACCACCCATATATATCGTACTTTCTACAAATTGGAGTATTTTCTACAAACTTAATTTTTTTTGAAATAGTTTGATAAATTTCATTTCCAGATGGAGAAAGATACAGTAGAAAATCCATTAAGCAAAAGTTGAATCAGGTTCCAAAGCAATATAATACTGCAGATTGTACTTGCTGTTGCTGAATTGGGACAGTAGTTTTTCTGACAC